ATCGTTACGGCACTACCTCCCACCTTACCGATGGTTACCAAAAGTTTTTTATGCTGAACATCCAACTTGGCTGTCAGCAGAATGTTGTATTTCTGCAAAGCCGGGATAATCACCGAATCCATCAGATTGACGATGTTGTAATGACCGCCCTTATCCGATGGTGTGATATGCAGATACCAATCCAAGGTTTCCGTAAGTGCCGTTACACTAAGTCCGGTGATATTCTGCATGGTATCCTCGTTTTGTACATACAATCCCGTTATGGCATCCGCAATGAACTGCTCAAAACTTCCCACTCCCTGTGCATTCACATCAAAGAGCATATCCGTATTGAACAACTCCATCAGCGGTTTATAGGAGATGGTCTGCATATTCTTGGACTTATCCGTTCCGTATGCAATCTCCGTAACCACTCCGGCATATTCCTCTTTTCCTCTGCTGATGCGGATATAATCCTGCTTTGCCACTCCCGGTATTGCGAACACCGTAATGGAGTTTTCATCGGAAGAAAGGTAATCTTCCTTGTAGGAAAGTTCATTGATATTGGTATGTCCCACCATGTCAAAGGTGGGAGTAAAAATCTCCACGTTATACGGTTTCATAACTTATCCGTCCCTCCACAATTACATTCAGCGTGTTAATACCTTCATGCGATACCGCTATACGGTTTGCTCCATGTTGCAGATGGAAGAACCGCTCCGTGGTAAAATCGCAAAGCTGATATCTGTCTGCCACAATGTCATCTCCGGCACCACGCTCCGTTATGCTGTATGGCATTTTGGTGGTGTCGATAACCAACTTATGATCACTGGCAACCGTCCCGGCATATGCCCCCACTTCATACAGCACGTTATTGACGTAATGCTTCCACACGGGATTGATGCACGGTCCCTGAATGGTAATCTTACAGGGACTGTCCTCGTAACTGTCACTTTCGATTTCCACCGAGTTATACGACACATCCGAGTATGCATAATCATAGGTGTAAGGATAAATCTTACCGCCAACCGAAAGGGTATTGCTGTATTTTGTGATACTCTTATAAAACAATCCCTGTGCTGCAAAGGAAATCTCCACAATCAGCGCCGAACCGCCATGGGAAAGTTCCGTCTTACCAAGAGATGCTATACGCACCGGAACACGAAACACCTCATCCGGCTGATACACAAGCGTTAAGGGAGTCGACCGGATAAATCGGGCAAACTCCCTGTAAGTCTCATACGGCTTTTCTCCGGCAAAGAGAATTTTCCCCTCAATCTTTCCCTGCGAAAGAATCTCCTCAAGCGGATAAAAGTCACGTCCTATCTGTTCATATTGGGTGGCATCATCATAGCCGAACCCTTTTATATCATGAAAGAAGGAGTCCTTCCTGTTAAGGTCGAAACTCCCTCCCTGTCCGTTAATCAGTCTGAATTTTCTCATTACACATACGCCTTTCCGAGTTGCCTGTTGATACCGTCCGACAACTCTCCTACAAGGACACCGGAATCCAGAACAATCTTGCTCTCGGCCATACGAGGCAGATATCTTACTATCGCATCGCTCATGGCATCCAGTTTCGTGTTGCCTTCTGCTCCACCGTTTGTCTCCGTAACTGACTGCATACCATTTGTCATTGGTGTCAGTGCATTACCAAGTGCTGTCATCGGTGCTTTTAAGTTATGCAGATTGTCAGTGATGCCTTTTCCCAAGAGGTCAATCATATCCGGCATATAGGTGTGGAAGTCAGATAACGGACCTTTTTCCGGTTCCGAGAAATGCAGATAGTCCCAAATGGTCGATGCCACATTTTTCACGGAACTAACCAAGTTGCTAATCTTCGAAGTAATACCGGATATCAGGTTACCTATAATGTCCTTACCCCAACTGAACGCATTGGATACGATGTTTGAAAATACGTTCTTAACTGCCGAAAACACGTTTGACAGGGCATTTTGAATATTGCCTATCGCATTGCTCACACCGGATACGATGTTATTAAATGCATTGGAAAATCCGTTCTTCATCTCTTCCAGTCGGTTCTTGGTTTCCGACAACATATTTCCGAAGAAATTTTTTACATTGTCGATAACATTGGATAGAATATTTCCCACCAAATCCTTTATAAACTTAAGTCCGGCATCAAAGGTACTCTTTACCTTTTCCCACAGGTCGGAAGCAAGATTCTTCACTCCCTCACTGAAATTTGATACCACATCCTTAATACCGGAAGTAATATTTCCAACCGTATCCTTGATGTTACTCCACATATTGGAGGTATTTTCCTTAATGGCACTCCATGCATTCGATACCGTTTCCTTTACGGATGCGGAAGCCTTAGACACACCATCCCTGATGGCACTCCACGCAGAACTGATATTGTCCTTCATGTTATTCCATGCTTCAGACGTATTACTCTTAATACTGCTCCAAACCTCCGAAACATTGGATTTCAGATTGGAAAGTGCCGTATTCGTACCCGACTTAATATTTTCCCATGCAGTGGAAATACCCTGTTTTACGTTATTCCACGTTTCCGTAGTGCTTGCCTTAATATTGCTCCAACTGTCTTTCACAAATCCGGTTACCGCACTGGCAGCGGAACTGACACCGTTTTTGATGCCTTCCCACGCACTGCCGATTCCATTTTTGATTGCTTCCCAGGCCGTAGAGGTAAATGACTTAATTCCCTCCCATGCTTTGGAACAGATATCCTTGATTCCATCCCATAAATTCAGCCAGAACTCACGGAATCCCTCACAGTTATCCCATAACAATTTAAAAAATCCTGCTACCGGATTTACCAGAAACAGGAATAACGACTGCCAATTATTCTTTATAAAATCAACCACACTTGAGAATACGGACTTGATTCCGTCCCAAATGGTAACAAAAAAATCTTTGATTCCCTGCCAAAGATTAATCCAGAAAGCCCTAAATCCCTCGCAGTTTTGCCAAAGTGTGGCAAATATCGCAATCAATGCTGCCACCGCAGCCACCACAAGACCGATTGGGTTGGCAGCAAACACGGCACTTAAAGCGGTAAAAGCTGTCTTCACAGCACCAAATGCGGATGCAACCTTGGGAACTATGGTAAGAATCGTACCAACTGCACTGATAACCTTCCCGATTACTATCAATACCGGTCCGAGTGCTGCCACAAAGAGACCTATTTTCAAAATCATCTCCTTTGTCCCTTCGTCCATGCTGTTTAATTTATCAATGAATCCCTGCAACCAAGAAACAATATCCCTAATAACAGGCATCAGCAACTCCCCAAATGAAATGGCAAGTTCCTCCAGCTGACTCTTCAAAATGGTTAACTGTCCTGCCAAGTTGTCCTGCATGGTTTCTGCCATACCAAGAGCCGTTCCGTCACAGTTTCGGATGGCACTGTTCAATTTCTCAATATCCGCAGGAGCAGCATTCATAACGGCAAGGAAGCCGGACATGGCATTCTTTCCTACAAGTGCTTCTGCGTTGGCAGCCTTTTCAGACTCGCTCATCTGGTTGAAAGCCACACGACAATCCGCAAGGATATCATTTAACTCCCTCATGCTTCCATCTGCATTGGTAGTACGAACTTCCATCTCTCCGAATGCCGCCCCCGTGAACTTAACCTCTCCTGCGAGGTTATTCATCATGGTTCGCATTGCAGTACCTGCCTGTGTGGACTTGATACCTGCATTTGCCATAAGTCCGATTGCTTCTGCCGTATCCTCTGCCGAGAACCCTAATGCTCCGGCAATCGGCGCACAGTATTTAAACGTCTCACCCATCATGGAAACATTCGTATTTGCATTGGATGAGGCGGCCGCCAAGATATCGGCAAAGTGTCCCGAATCAGATGCAGACAATCCAAATGCAGTAAGTGCGTCCGTTACGATATCTGAAGTTGTTGCCAAATCTTCCCCTGAAGCGGCTGCCAAGTTCATGATACCTTCGATACCGCTTAACATATCCGAAGTCTTCCAACCTGCCATTGCCATGTAGTTCATGGCTTCTGCCGCCTCGGATGCCGAGAACTTGGTCTTAGACCCCATTTCTCTTGCCTTATCACGTAACTGTTCCAGTTCGTCCCCTGTTGCACCGGATACCGCAGCCACCTGACTCATGGCTGAATCAAAATCAGATGCCACCTTTACGGCTGTTGTTCCAAGAGCCGTTACTGCACCCGTTACCGGAAGCAGTTTCTCTCCCACACCGGAGATGTTATTTCCGAGTTTTTGCATTCCTTCTCCGGCTTGACCTATTTTCTGAATGGCTACAGCGGACTGGCTTGCCTGTTCTTCCAGACTCTTTAACTTATTCTCTGTTTCAATAATCTCCCTTTGTAAGGCATCATATTGATTTTGTGATATTTCCCCTTTTGCCAACTGCTCATTTGCCTGTTGAGCTGCCGTCTTTAAGGTTTCCAAACGTTCCTTGGTTTCTTTAACCGCATCTCCCAAAAGCCTGTGCTTTTGTGCAAGCAACTCTGTGTTGCCGGGGTCAAGTTTCAATAATTTATTTACATCACGAAGATTCCCCTGTGTGGTAGATAACGACTTATCCACTTCCCTCAAGGCGGCGGTCAGCTTCGAAGTATCCCCACCAATCTCTACCGTGATACCCTGTATTCTTTTAGAAGCCACCTGTAACACCTCCGTTTCATGGCATAAAAAAAGGAGCCTGTTTGGCCCCATGAAAAAAGCACCTGCCGTAGCAAGTGCCTATGTAATCAATATTAACTTAAAGTGCGATGCAACCTGAAAGTTTCTATCTTGAATTTAGGAAACAATCGCATTCTGTCTTCTGTATGCATCATTATCCTTTTGACTTAACTCTATCTCTATCTGAGCCAATCTCTTCTCTAATTCTTTTACCTTATTTTCATCTTTTTCCGATTTTATTTGTTGTTCAATTTGTTTTTTTTCTTCTTTCAGTTTTTCAATCTCTCTATCAACCGCATCTGTATCTGTAGTACATTTTTCCGCTTTTTTTGTTGGTTGACTACTTGATTGCATTTGTGCCTTCTTAGGGTCATCATACAAAACCTTTGGATTTCCATTTTCGTCTTGTCCCATACGATACAATCCACTAGGCTTTAAACCACTTTTTTCACTACTGATATACTCATCTTTTGGCATTGGAATTTGATATGCAGCTTGTTTCTGACTATTTCGCATTTCCACAAAATCAGTTGCAGCTTGCACATCTCCCTCTGGAATATATATACCTTCATTCTTTACCTTATCAATCATTTCCCTTGCAGTAGGTTGAGTTGTAAGATAATCTAATTCTGCTTTAGACACATTAGTAAGTATTCTCATATTATCAATCCTCCATTTGAATAGTAACGAAACCTGAAATTTTTCAATTTCTTTTGTGTATTTAATTTATCAAATCACCTTAAAATTGTATATCTATCTTCTATATTTACGGTAGTAATAATAGCAATCGCTTTCCATGTTTGGTTGCGTATGATTTATTGGATATCTCTTTTCAAACAATTCAAATCCTGCTCGCTCTGCAACTTTGCAAGAAGCCTCGTTTGCGCAGTCAATTGTAAGTATCATATATTTTAAGTCTGATACCTCCATACACCAATCAAACAACGCCATCAATGCCTCAGTTGCATATCCATGTCCTTGGTATTCTTCATCCAAGAAATAGGCCATCTCTACTTCACAAACTGTATCTTCAAATCCCATACCTACTGTTCCAATAAGTATATCTACATTTTTAAGTGTAATTGCATATCTCTTACATTCATATACATCAATGGAATCTTTTTGTGTTTGATGCCAATCAACATACCCATCGAAAGATTCTGGACTTGGACTGTTTTCGGACCAATCTCTCATAAAACGTACAACATTCTTTTGCCATACTATCTTATATAATTGCTCTTGGTCTTTTCTTTCCAGATCTCGTATTATGAGTCTTTCTGTTTCAATTCTCATATGATAATTCTCCTTTTCTATCTCGACAAATTCAAATTTTTCAGTTCATTAATTCAAGTGCTTTTTCAAAAGAAATACATCTAGCATATCTTCTATTCCACATAAATTCGTTACTGTATCATTTTCACCTACCATCTTTGCAATTTGAATTCCAAATCCCTGCGTAAAGCCTTGTATAAGCATCGAATTGAACATAAAAACCCAGCCGGTGGCTCCTACAGCGGCCAA